TGCCTATTACCCAAGACAATCCATGGCAAGTAGATGAGATCTGTAAAAATGTAGAATTAGAATTGGCTGAATTTGCCGGTAAGTTTAGAGTTTATAGTGTACCTAACATTATGAATATTACTTATGGTAGAGGTGTAGGTTATAAAATCGAAGAAGAAGTTTTAGATGAGGAAACACAAAAAATAAGTGCAACCAAAATCAGAGAACAAATGAGAAAGGATGGAGAACTATAACCATCCTGCTTATACTAGGTATCCACATTTGAAACCACAGCCTACTGATGCTGAATATACAGATTGGAAAAAGTGGTTTGCATGGAAACCTGTAAAACTATTGTCAGGCAAGACAGTATGGTTACGAAAAATATATAAAAGAGAAAGGACGGTACAATGGGTGCCTCCTGCTTTCCCTGAAGGATCGTTTGATCGTATTGAATATTCTACTTGGGAAGACATAATGGAAAACAAATTTAAATAAGGAAAACAAAAAATGTATCAATTTACAAGTGAAAGTGTTAGTGAAGGACATCCAGATAAGGTTGCAGATTTGATTTCAGATCATATTGCAACTTGGATTATAAATCACAATATTAATAATAGAGCGGCTATTGAAACTCTCGTGACTACAAATACTGTAATAGTAGCAGGAGAATATAAGACAGATAGAGAAGAAGATGTTGAAGAATCAGTGAGAGGTATTATTATTGATACTGTAAAGCAACTAGGTTATGAGCAAGAAGGATTTCATTGGGACAAATTAAATATAGAATATTATTTACATGGCCAAAGTTCTGATATAGCATTAGGTACAGATAGTTTTGGAGCAGGTGATCAGGGTATTATGTTTGGCTATGCAAATAGAGAAACAGAAGATTTAATGCCCTTTGCAATATCTTATGCACATAAAATATTACAAGAACTTTCTAATAGAAGAAAAAGCCATGCAAAATATAAAGATATTATTTTGCCTGATAGTAAATGCCAGTTGACAGTAAACTATGGTGCACCAAATACACCAATTGATATTAGTAATGTTGTAGTTAGTACCCAACACCATGCTGATGCTACAAAACAACAGGTAGAGGATCTAGTTAGAGAAGTTGTAAAAGATGTTGTGCCTGGTAATTTTTTAACAGAAGATACAAATTATCAAATTAATCCTACAGGTAGATTTGTTATTGGTGGTCCTGATGGAGATACAGGTTTAACAGGCAGAAAAATTGTTGTTGATACTTATGGAGGATATGCTCCTCACGGAGGTGGTGCTTTTTCAGGTAAGGATTTTACAAAAGTAGATAGAAGTGCGGCATATATGTCTAGATGGTTAGCAAAAAATATTGTTCATAAATATGATTTACAAGAATGTTTAGTACAATTAAGTTATGTAATAGGAATAGAACAGCCGTCATCATTATTAATCTATACAAACGGAGAATTGAGACTTGATTTTATTAATATGATTAAAAAAGAAGTAGACCTTACTCCTAAAGGAATTATTGATACATTGGATCTAGAAAATGTTATACTTCCTGATACTACAAACTACGGGCACTTTGGTAGTTCTAATGTGGGTAATAGTTTAATCACCTGGGAGGATTTAACATTATAAATTTAAAAGATAGTATAAGAACAGTACCTGATTTTCCTATAGATGGAATACAGTTTAGGGACATTACAAGTATGCTAGAAAGCCCAGAAGCGTTCAACAAAGCACTTATTGACATGACTGCTAGTTGTATGATGTTTAATGCAACAAAAATAGTTGCTATAGAAAGCAGAGGATTTCTTTTTGCTAGTCCTATTGCAAGAGATATGGAATTACCATTAACACTTGCAAGGAAACCAGGTAAATTACCCAACCCTACATATCAAAGAAATTACAAATTAGAGTACGGAGAAACAACATTACACATACAACAAAATTCTGATTTGAAACCTAGTGATAAAATTGTAATTATAGATGATTTAATTGCTACAGGTGGTACAGCAAAAGCATTAGCAAGTTTAGTTTGCCAATGTTTTAATATTCCAAAAGAAAATATTTTAATTTTGGCCGTAATAGACTTGCCCGATTTAGGAGGAAGTGCTATAATAGAGAACGAAGGTTATAATGTTAATACACTTATTGAGTTTAAAGGAGAATAATGTCCCCTAAAAAGAATCCAGCCTTGCCTTTAAAAGATGTAATGGCGGCAATAGATAAAAAGGATAGAAATTTCTATATTAATCTTAGTGCTGAACAAAAGAAGGCATTTAGTGCCTGGATGATGATGAGATATTGCAGTAGTGTACAAGGTAGAGATGCCGCAAATTATATCTATATGACAAATGAATTACTTAATAGATATCATAAAGTTGAATACAAAATACCACAGCACCCAGAATTGCAATGGTTATTATTTACAGCATGTGGTGTAGGTAAAATACAATTTCATCCTTTTTTAAAACCGCCTAACGCAAAAAAGAAAAATAATAAAGTATTTGATTTTATATACAGTATATATCCACATATGAAAGCAGAGGATATTAATAATTTAATAGAAATAAACAGTAAAGAAGAATTAAAAGAATTAGCAGAAGCACACGGATACGATGACAAATCAATCAGAGACATTTTTGGAAAATAATTTCACATGTAAATGGTGTGGAAAAAGTTTTAAGGGTGAACGAACTCTTAGTGTTCATATGTGTGTTAAGAAAAGACGTATGGCAGATAAAGATTTAACGCATACAAGATTAGGTTATAGAGTTTTTCAAATGTTTTATGAAATGAACACAGCGGCCACTAAACCAAAAACTTATGAAGATTTTGTAAAAAGCCAATACTATGAAGGGTTTGTAAAGTTTGGTAGAAGTTGTGTAACAAACGAATATTTAAATCCAGAACAATTTGCAGAATGGCTTATAAAGGAAGGTAAAAAATTAGCAGATTGGCACAAGGATAGTCTTTATGACGAATTTTTATTAGTATATGTAAAAAAAGAACCCGGAATGAAGGCATTAGAAAGAACAATCATTTATCTTGACAGTTGGGCTAAAGAAAATAATAAACCTTGGCAGGATTATTTTAAAGAGGTTACATCAGCAAGAGCAGTACATGATATAAGAAGTGCAAAAATATCTCCCTGGATGATATATCTTTGTAGATCTGGTGATGACTTATTAGTAAAATTTAGTGACGAACAGGTTAAAATGATAGAACATATTATTGATGCAACATTTTGGATGAAACAATTTGCAAACAATAAAGAAGAAGTAGCAGAAGTTAAAAATGCATGTGAGGTTGCAGGAATATGAAGGAGAATAGAATGGAAATGTGGGATATGCCCGAATTAATTGAATTGACAGAAAAATGGCACATTGATAGAAATCTTATTGATGGTGCAACTAGTAAAGATCAAGTATTAAAATTAATACAGGAAGTTGGAGAATTATCTGATAGTGTTTGTAAAGGTACAGACGTAAAAGATGATATTGGAGATTGTTTGGTAATATTAATTAATATTGCTAAAAGAGAAGGCACAACATTAGAAGAATGTTTAAATGTTGCTTACAACGATATAAAAGATCGTAAAGGCAAAATGGTTGACGGAATATTTGTTAAGGAAGAATAATGAATAAGCGACAAGAAATGTTAGTAATAACAATGGAAGAATGTGCTGAACTTAGTCAAGCATGTAGTAAACTAATTCGTTTTGAAGACGATCGCTGTGAACAAGACATTGCGAACTTGCAAGATGAGATAGGTGATGTCATGTGTATGATTGATATTATGAAACATAGCGGTCTTGTCAGCGAAGAACAAATTGACGAACGTAAGAAAGTTAAAAAAGAAAAACTAATGAAGTGGAGTTTATTATTCAGTGAAGATTGATTTTGATGTAGATATAGATATGGCTAACAGAGATGACTTTCTCAAGTTAGTTAGTCATACACCTGCAAGTATTGAAAAGGATGGTAAGTTTACCAAACACAATACTGGTGTTTACTTTCAAAATATTACAAAGTTTCCACTACAAGGATATAGCACAATAGATCATAAACAAGCAGAAGAAGATGGTTGGTTTAAAGTAGACTTTCTTAATAATCACATATACGAAAATATTATAGACGAAACACATCTTGATAAATTAATAGCAACTGAACCTATGTGGGAATTGTTCACACATAAGGAAGTTGTTGAAAAATTATTTCACATAAGTAATCATTGGGATATTGTTAAACAACATCCTCCTAAAAGTTTAGAGCAGTTAGCAATGATACTTGCTATGATACGTCCAGGTAAAAGACATTTGGTAGGAAAGGACTGGAAGGTAATAGAGGAAGATGTTTGGGTAAAACCAAATGACGATATTTACTTCTTTAAGAAGTCACACAGTTATGGTTATGCTCTAGCAATTATAGTTCAGTTGAATTTATTGTGTGAAGGTTAGTCTATTTTTCTAACTAGTTGAATACCACGTCTTTTAATTCTTTTCTTAATTAAATTTTGTAAAGATGTCATAGGTCCAAATATAATTTCTATATCTTTCATCACAAAAGTTCTCAAAAGATTTTTATAAGGTTTCATTTCATGGAATAAAAATATATCTATTGGTAATTGTCTATTTGATTCCCACCACCAAGTCTCACCTAATTCTAAAAACTGTTTTCTTATTTCGTTGTTTGGGATTTTATCTAAATCGTAGAATGTAAGTATACTATTATCATGATTGATAACGATACCTATGTATTCATTCTCACCATATTTGATGCCTGTTAGGAACGGATAACGTTCTTCTGTTTGTTTGATAAGTTCTTCTTTCTCCACAAAACTATTTAGTATAAATATTGATAAATAGTACAATATAAAGAGTTTATTATGAGCCAAAACGACCACAAATTATACTTATATGATAATAATATCGATTTAGTAATTGGTACGGATGGACTATACGTGGATAACAGACCTATGAATAATAGAAAATTAATTGCCCATAAAGGGTTAACAAACGAATTGCTGTTCAGTATTAGGAACAGAGATAGAAAATTACAAAATGTTTTTAGTGATACCTTAAGTGCATATCTTATAAATCCTACAACTAAAAGACGTTTGTTCTATAAACTTTTAGAGCATACTAGTAATGTAGGTCAAGTTAAATTGGTCTTAGATGAGGGCGATTTAAGAAATGTCACAGCAGGATTATATAGAATTTACATAGCAAAACAAGACATTTCAGGCATAGACAAGCCTGTATATTCAGACCAGAATAACGGATTAGTTTTTGATATACAGATTACAGAGCAAATAGATCAATCTCCAACACCAACTCAGAGTGCAAACACATTTTTACAAGTAGCATCTACAACAGATGGTGATCCAGCAAATGTTTTTACAACAAGTGCTCTTTCAGGTAATCAAGATAGAAACTTTCCAAATGCATTACATACTATAGCAATCTACCCTGATGCATACACTGGTAATATAGATGTACAGGCTAGTCTAGTTGAAAGTGTACCTAGTACAAATAATTTAAGTACAGATTGGGTAACATTAGAAAGTAATATTGCTTTAACAAGTAGTAGTAATATTATTACTAGAAACTATACTGTAAATGCAAATTGGATTAGAATTTTGCATACTCCAACATCAGGCAACATAAGCCAAGTACTAGTAAGAAACTAGTTGACTTTTAACACTATATCCTGTATAATAATACTATGGATATAGACTTTTTAGTTGAGAGTGTACACCGCCTCCTTTTAGATAATTTACCAGTTAGAACAGGTAAAACACCTAGTGGCTGGAACACAATGGATTGTCCAATGTGTAATGATAAAAGAAAACGAGGCGGATTAATAACTACCGGCGCAAAAATATCCTTTAACTGTTTTAATTGTGGCTTTACAACTGGTTGGGAACCTAACCCTACCTTAGGTAAAAAGTTTAAAGACTTAGCAACTAGATTGGGTGCAACTGAAGAAGATGTACATAAAG